GGAATGTCGATCGTGACGACCTGGCCGAGCACGGGGGCGTGGCTGCTCATAGCGTGACGGTGTCCTCTGCAGTCGGGAGCTCGGGATCGCCCGCGAGCTCGTAGTCGATGTCTGCGCCGGAGAGCCCGACGAACGTCGGCTCATTGATCTCGCGCGGAATCAGAAGCTCGATCGCGTACTCGAAAACGCCCTGACCGCGTAGAAGATCTCCACCGGCGTCGGACGCGCGCGTGTAGCTCCCGAAGCGCTCGCTCGAGAGGTAGGTCGCGAGCGTTGGGAATCGGGCTCGGTTCCGGAAGTCGCGCAGCGTGCTTTGGATCTTCCCGTCGACGAGCTCGGCCAGTGGCGCGAGCTGCTCGAGCGCTTCGGTTCCCGGGTGCGCGTTCTCGGCGCGTGCAGTGGTTCGGGCCGAGACGACACAAAGCACCTTGAGTGTCGCCCTCACGGTGTCCCACGCGGGGGACGCGCTGTAGACGTCGACGAATTCGATGCGCGGGAACTCGAGGTCGACCCACTCTCCCGGCTTGGTGTTCGAAAGGTCGAGCGCGCGGGGGTCGTAGAGGATCGTGCCGCGCGCCAGAAAGTCCGTATCGGCCGCCCAGCGGGCGCGGAGCGCTTCCTCGAGCGTGCGGACGAGAAGCAGCGCGGTCACGGTTCGGCCTCGAGCAGATCGACGCGGCGGTAGCCGGCATCCTCGTCCATCGGTTCGATCGTGTGGACCCGGAACGGGAACGGCTCACCGGGAACGGTCACCCGATCGCGCTCTGCGAGACCGCAGCGTGCGACGTCGTCGGCGGTGACCTGCAGCCAGGGATCGGTCCCGATCAACGCGAAGTCTGCAATTCCGTCGAGATCGAGGTTCGACTCGCGACGAGTACCACGCGCGAGGATCCCGACGATCACAAACTCACGAGCCCCGCTCGCCGGTCGTACCTTGCACGCGACGCCAAAGTCGCCGAGCAGGTTCGCGCGGTCGGCGGAGGTCTCGGGGTTCACGCTTTGGAATCGGCCTTCGCGTCGGCCTTGGCGGCACTCTTCGCGCGCTTCTTGACGGCGTCACGGTCCGCCGGCTCGATCACAACGCGGCCGATGTGCACCAGGCGCAGGGCGAGACCGTAGGGGAGCGTCACGTCGTCGCCGGGCTTCGCAGGCTTTCCGCCACCCGGTCGCACGAATCCGGTTCGGGCGGTGACCTCGAGGGTCTCGGGATGCTTCGGCTTCGTTTCGAGTGCCATCTTGACTCCTTGTTATGTGTAGAGGGTGAGGGCGGGGCGCACGCTCGGGTTGGGAAGCGCGCGCCCCGCTCTCGGGGAGTGGCGTCATTGGCAGCGATCAGACGCCCGTGGTGTCCATGTCCTCGATGATCGAGAACGACTCCTCGTGGCGTGCCGCGACGTCGACGTCCTGAAAAACGCGCAGGATCAGCGCGTCTTGGTCACCGGCCGTGTACGGGTCGGGCTTGATCTCCATCACGCCCCACTCGCCGATCAGGAGAGACGAGAAGTCCCCGAAGATCTGCGAACTGAGAGTCGCTCCCGAGCCGCCCTCGACGAGGTTGCTCGGCACCTGCTCCGACACCAAGTAGGGGTGACCAAGGTGCGACTGGCTGTCCGACGGGAGGAGGTACGTCGGGTAGCCCGCCTCGCGCGGCGTGACCATCAGGTGCGCCCACGCATTCGCGGGAAAGAGCCACCCGAGCCGTCCCGTCAGCGCGTTGGCCGCGCGGACGTTCTTTACCATACTGACCTGCGACGCCCACGTCGCGGCGCCGCCGTCAGGCGTGCCGAGACTGACGACTGCGACGCCGGCCATGTTGCGAATTCCGGTCGGCTGGTCGTTCGCGCCGGTGCCGTTGAGGGCACCGAAGTCGACGCCCAGGGCGACCGCACTCGCGAGGTCGAGACGGACGAGCCCTTCGACCGCGGGCGTGCTCTGCATCTGCATCCGACGCGTGACCTGCGTCTTCCGGCCGATGGTCTTCGGGCTCAACGTGACGAGGTCGAGCGTCAGATCGGAGTCGGTGACCGCGCCCGATTCGGCGAGCCACTCTCCGACGGAGCCCGTCGCCTGGCGCGGGAGCGTGATGTCCCCGACGAGGCCCGGGAGCATCGTCGCGCCCATGCGACCGACCGCGCTCATGTTGCGGAGCAGGTCGATGAACGAGCCGGCGAGGAGGTCCGTCTCGACGAGGCTCCCGCCGGAGCCGGCGACCGTGAGCTCGCGCAGGATCTGCTCGAGACGCTGCGCGGTGGAGCGCTGGCCGTCCGAGATCACCGAAGCGCCGAGCACGTCGCGGGGGACGAAAAACGCGCCGGGCCGGGCCTTCCGGCCGAGCCTCTTCTCGATCTCGCGGGAGCACTCGCGTTCGAATGCGGCCGCTTCGCGGTCGCCGTCGACCATCGAGTACGCGGCCCGGAGGATCGAGTACTTCTTCCGATCGGCCTTCGTGAGCCCGAGATCGGTCGGGACGCCATCGATCGAGGGGTAGTCGCGCGACCCTGCACCGGCTGCGCTTCCGGCGACGGCGGTGTGCCCTTCGTCGAAGAGCTGGAGCCGGAACTCGTCGGACGTCTTGCCTTCGGCGAGTGCCTTGTCGGCCTTGTCGGTCGCGTGGTACTTCGTGCCGAGCGAGCGGATTTCGCGGTCGTTCTTGCGAGACCGTTCGATCCGTTCGTCGGCCAGCTTCTCGGCGTCTTCGCGGCTGAAGTTTGGCTCGGTCGTGCGAGCGGCAGACTGCGCGGGAACCTTCGGCTCGGCAGGAGTCGGCGCCGCGGCGGCCTTCGTCTCGGGGATGCGCTCGTGGAGCTCGGTGTCGAGGTCCTTCTCTTCGATCCAGATGCCCACGCCGTCGAGCTTGCGAATGGTGTTGATTTTCACGGTGTCTCCCTTCGAACGCGCATCGATGATCCGCGTCGTGTGTGTTGCGAACTCGTCCGCGCGCGCCTCGAGGCCAAACTGCTCGAGGTACTCGCGGCCGTGGCCGACGGTGACGTCGGCGGGGATTGCGACGTTGGAAACCTCGATTGGCTCCCACTTCGTGACCCGGTACTCGTCGGGCCCTTCGTCGCTCGTTTTTTCGAGGCGCATTTCGTGGACGAGGTATCCGACCGAGACCTTCGTTCGGATCTTGTCGTGCACTTCGACGCGCTCTTCTTCGGCCAACGCGGTTTTCCCAAACCGAGCTCGAACACGGCCTGCCCTGGCCGCGGTATCAATCCATGCCTTTTCGACGACTCCGATCTGTTGCCTCGGGTCGTGATCCTTGAGGTACGCGCCGCTATCGTTCAGGCGCTCGAGTGCGACCTCGGTGCGCTTGTGACCGAGCACCTCGACGCCGAAATAGCGTTCGTAGGGCGTCTCGCTCGAGAACGAGAACTCGATCACGCGGCCATCATCGTCGTCCTCTGCGCGCTCGATCACGCCCGCTCGGAAGAGAATCCCGAGCTGCGCAGAGCGCTTCCCGCGGAGGTTCAGCTTCACGTCAGTCCTCCACGGCCGGCGGCGGCGCAGCCATCGGCGCGTTCTTCGGTTTCGTCCCATACGGGAGCAGATGTGCGACGCCGAACTCCGCGGCCAGGTCGATCTCGGCGGCGATCTCCTCGAACACCTCACGCACCTCGCGGCCCTTGTCGGCGGCGATCCGGGAGAGCGACGTCGTCATGTTTTCGAGTTCGTTCGTGTTCGCGGCCGCTTCCTTCAGCGGATCAATCCACTCCCACCGGCGAGCCTGCCAGCGATGCGCGCTGAACTTCTCAATCCGCGAGGCGGGGAGCGGGATTGCGTTGCCGAGCAGCGCGAGCGAGAGCCAGTCCGAATAGACCTGCTCGCACACGACTGCGATAAAGTGCCCCTGCTCGCGCTTCCATTGGTCGCGCTCTTCGAGCTTGGCCGAGCGAAGCGACGAGAACGAAACGCCCTCGAGGTCGTTGCTGTTGCTGTTGTAACCGCTCTCGGTGGTGCCCGAGAATTTCCGGATCATGTGTTTTACGAAGTCCGGGAGCGCGGTGTTCGGGTGGCTGGGGTCGAAGCCCTCGAACCCCTCACCCTCGGCGAGCTTGCCGATCGAGCCCGGGTCGAGGTGCTCGATCTGCTCGTTCTCCGTGAGCTCGAGGGACTCATCGTCGTCGAATCCGCCCGAGCCTTCCGCGCTCGTGATGAATCCCATTTTCGAAGCGCCGGCGCGTGCCGCCACGAGCTCGGCCTGCTCGTAGCCGCCGAGCATTTCCATCGTCGTGATTCCCGCCTCGAGGCTCGGAAGCCCGCGCGACTGGCCTACGCGCTTGGCGGTGTAGAGGTGGATGATCTCGTCCGACGGGATTCGCTCGTAGCGGTCGAGCGACTGCGAGCCGGTGTCGCCCGGGTGATTCCGCGTGAGCCAGTAGGCGACGACTCGGCCCTCGCCGTTTTTCTCAATCCCCATTCGGATTGAGTTACCGCTCTGCAAATCGCGCGAGAGGTTCACCGGGCAGTGGTCTGACTCGAAGGGTTGGACCCGGAACCCGAACTCGCCGAAGCGGCCCCCTCGGTACTTGCGGAGGAACACCTCGCCGTCGCGCTTCCAGCTGATCGCGAGGAGTGCCTGCACTCCGGACCACGTCGAGATCGCGTCGATCGTGCACTCGCCATAGCGGCCCCAGCGTTCCCACGCCTTGCGGATCGTGTCATTCGCGAGGCGGTCGGGGACCGGATGCCACTTCCCATCTTTACCGACGACGAGGTCGACGACGCGGGGGACGAGTCGGATCCCTTCGTCGCCGATCAGGTTCGCGACGAGCAGCGTGAAATATTTCACGGCGTAGGGGTTCGTTCGCTCGAGGTCGCGCGATCGGTTGCGCTCGATGATCAGGCGCTTGAGCACTTCTTGGTCGGCCGAGCCGTTCGACGTGAGCCAGTAGCCGAAGTGCTTCCCGCCCAGGATCGGATCCCAATTCCTGCGCGCCGCGTGACGCATCCCCCCACGGCGTGCGGGAGTCGCGGAAACGGGCGAAGGGTCCGGGATGGCCAGCAGTCCTCGCAGAAGGTTGGGCATCAGCTACCGAACGCGATGCGGTATCGGCGCCGCTTTCCGGGGGTGATGCCCGCTTGGCGCGCGCGGAGCTCTCCGGCCGCTTCGATTCGGTACTGCGTGCGGAGCCGCTTCAATTCGAGGATCGGGATCCGCGCAAGCGATCGGCTGCCGATCGAGTAGTTCTCGGCGTCAAGCGGCAGTCGCCCCTCGAGGCGCGCTTCAATGAGTGCCAGCATTCGCGATGCGTGGGTCGATGCGTTGGCGAGCCCGTGACCTTCGAGGCTTGACGCCAGGACCTCGAGCACGCCCTCCTCGAGGAAGCGGCGGCCCTCGGTTCCCGTCGAGACGGCCCAGACCTGCCAGCCGTAGACGCCGATCGCGAAGTCGTCGCCCTCGTCGGTGAACGTGTACGTCGTCGATGGAGAGGCCGACGGAACGCCGGCGATCTCGTGTCGCTTCTCGACGCCGTCGAGATAGGCCGCGACGTCCCACCCATCGCTCGGAAAATCTGAATAGGTCCGCTTCCACTCGAGACGCGCGAGCTGGCGAATCTTGAGCGGGGCAGTCGTCGGAATCTGCAGCGCCATCCGGCCCCCCTGCTAGCGGTAGTTCTTCACGAATCCGCCCGGTCGCCGGCGGCGAGCAGGTTTCGGCTTCGGTGCTTTCGGCGGATCGTTCTCGGGATCCGGATCAGGCTCGGGATCCGTGACGCGCTTCGCGATGTTCGACGCGAGGCGCTTCCAATTGGGTTTCAGTCCGACCTGAACGGCGCGGGCGTAGACGAAGCAGTCGCACGCCTCGACGCGCGGGTAGTCCTGGATCCAGTCGACCGAGATCCGGCCCTTCTGTCGGCGCGGTCGCGGCGTCTCGCCGGCGAGCTGCGCGAACCATTCGGCGTCGAACTCTTCGCGCTGCGGGAAGTGCAGGAAGCCGGGGATCGCGTCGCCGGGCTTCCAGTCTTCGGGCCGATCGCGACGTAGCGATGCGTGGAGCGCGCTCTTGCCGTTGTCGACGCCGAGCACGTAGAGCTCGCCGCGGGCCTTCGTTCGCTTGCTCTGCTTGATCTTCGTCGCACGCAGAGGCCATAGCGGGACCGTCTCGCCGGCTCGGCCCTTGATCGCGAACACGTTCCGACGGCGTCGCGCGTTGCAGTAGGCGAGCACTTCTTCGAAATACTCGCCGCCGGTATCGACCGCAGCGCCCGCGAGGCGCATCGGAGCGCCGTCTTCGCGGATCCAGCGGTGCCGGAGGAGCACGTCGTCGAGCCGTGTGTCGTCGCGGCCCTCGAAGAGCGTGGCCGGGTCGCCCGAGAGTACGTGGTGCTCGATCGCCCACGCCTCGCCGGAAACTCCCCAGCCCCAGACGGTGACCTCGAGCGATGCCTTCTGGACGTCGACGCCAGCGGTGAGGAGCAGCACGCCAGCGGGAACGTCGGTCGGGTACTTCTCGCAACGCTCGTGAATCAGTTCGGGCTGTAGCCGTTCGCCGCCTTCGTCCCAGAGCTCGGCGAGCCGGGTGTTCACGAACACCTGCAGCGCCATCGGGTCGCCCTGCGCCGAGAGCCACTCCTCGACGAGATGCGAGAGGGTGAGCCAGGGCGAGACGAGAGCGTTCACGGTAAACCCCCGGCGCTCCTTCACGCCCGGGTTGTCGGCGATCCATCGCCCGCGCGCGGCCGCCTCGTGGCGCTCCGCGTCGTTCCAGTGTTCGCCGCATTTCTCGCACTTGTAGAGGGCCCGCTTCGCACGCTCTTCGTTCGAGAGCCGCTCGAGTTCCTGCTTCGGGAGCTCCGCGTCGCGGAAGTCGACGCCCTCCCACCGGAGCACCTGCTCGTGCGAGCAGTGCGGGCACGGAACCCACCAGCGATTGCGGTCGCTCTGGTCGTACTTCGCGGCAATCTTCGAACGCCCACGGACGCCCGGCGAGCTCGTGTTGACGTGCAGGCTGTCGGCGTAGTTCGAGGTGCGCTTCCCGGCGAGCTCGATCGGGTCGCCTTCGTCACCTCCGCGGCCGCCGGCAGAGGCCGGGAATCGATCCGTCTCGTCGCAGTAGACGATCCGCACGGGTCGCATCGCGAGGCCGGCGGCAGAGTTCGCGCCGGACATGGCGAGCAGCCCGCCCGGGAACTTCTTCTCGAGGATTTCCGAGCTGCCGCTTCCGCGCCTGGCGTTCGCGCGGTCGAAGATCAGACCGCGGAGACAGGGCGTGTCGCGGAGCATCGGCCCGAGCCGATCCTTACTCCACGTCGTCGCCATGCGATCCGTCGGCCAGACTCCGAGCATCGGGCACGGGTCGCGAGAGATGTGGTAGCCGACGATGTTGTTGAGGATCTCGGTCTTAGCGGTCTGCGATGCGAGCATCGCGTTGATCTCGCGCACGAGGGGGTCGTTCGCGGCGTCCATGATCGCGCGCGTCCACGGCACCCGGGCCGTCGACCATCGTCCGGGCTCGGCGGAACTCTCCGACGAGAGCACCCGGTTCGCGTCGGCCCACTCCGAGACTGTCTCGTTCGGCGGTGGCAGGAGTCGGAGACGGGCTACGCCGCCGAATCGTTGCCACGCATTAACGACGTCGATCTCGCGCTGCTTCTCGTGATCGCTTCGCGACGGCTCCTCCGTCGGCGAGTTCTTGGAGCGCCTCGCGGGTTGCGTCACGGAGGACCGCCTTGTCGAGGATCGCGCCGACGACGTCCTCGACGATGTCGATCGCGACGAGCTTGCGCTTCCCGGCGAGCTCGATCGGGTCGCCTTCGCCAAATCCGCGGCCGCCGGCAGAGGCCGGGAATCGATCCGTCTCGTCGCAGATGATCCGCACGGGTGGTCGCATCGCGAGGCCGGCGGCAGAGTTCGCGACGCACATGGCGAGCAGCCCGCCCGGGAACTTCTTCTCGAGGATTTCCGAGCTGCCGCTTCCGCGCCTGGCGTTCGCGCGGTCGAAGATCAGACCGCGGAGACAGGGCGGGGCGCGGAGCAGCACCTCGACCCGA